GCAAGCCATGCTTGATATTGTAAGTCGGAAATGGACACATCAGTGCCTCATTCCACCTGCCGCGGCGAATTGCCCCCTAGTCACTGCCCCCACGATCGGACCCGCTACTACCCGCGCCAAATCTTCGCGCATTGCTCTAATTTCTAATACTAAAGCATCACCCGCCCTTTGTTGTTCGGGTGTTTTTACAGATACTGACTCACCCTTTGACGCTTTGAAGGCTACAAGATTTTTGTCTTTACCGCCTTCACCACCTACTGTGAAGTCGCCGCCTCTCTGAAATCCAAAGAATGAAAATATCTTTCCGAATATCTTTCCGAATATTCCTCCCGCGCCCGGGAATAACATATTGAATAAAATCTTGAATACTTTATTCTTGACCCAATTAGCCGCTACTTCTGCCATCATCTTAATTAAAATCCTTTTAACAGTATTCGCAAATTGCTTAATGGCATTTACTTTAGTGTTCGTAAAACTATTCAGAAAAGTATTTTCCCAAAATCCCACCCACGCCGTATCTAAACTTGTACTCATGCTCTTAAAACTCGTTTCAAATTGACTGACTAAATGTTCTGTGGATACACCTAGGGCTTCCAATCCTTTCTTATAAGCATTTACTGATATAAAACCACTGTTATATTGTTTTTCTAATTCACTCAGTTTAATTCCCTGCATATGTTCTTCAAACATAAGATCACTTAATTGATTTTTGTAAGCGAGTAATGCCGCATCTGTTTCAGTTATAGCCACAGTCTGATCTTCTTGATACTGAGTACCCGACCTTAATTCTGCTATTTGATCCTTTAACCCCTGTTCCACAATTTTCAAAGACGCATATTCTTTATCCAGCCAATTCCTACTGTTTTTAACTTCTGTCCAATTCGCTAGTTCAGCAATAGTCATTTTCCCTACTGCTTCTCTGTTTGCATTTATTTGACTGCGGGTCGTTTCCAATTCCTCACCCAAAGATGTTATTTCGTCTTTATTTAATGAGTTAATGCTCCACCACTTTTCCTCCCATCCTATTGCCGATTTCAAATCAATAGCCATCTTTTTCGTTTCTGTGTCCAAATCTTTAATCGCATCTTCGTGACTTTTAACTGCATCAGTTGCATCTTCCTGTGCTTTGATCCATTCCCAAGCAGTAACACCAACAAGCACTGCTAATCCAACAACGTTTTTCGCCATTGCCGCGTTAAGTCTGAGCGTTGCCGCAGTAGCCGCGATCGTTGCTATTTTAAATGCTCTGAATGCTTTAACTAAAATCCAAACTACCCCTGCTAATTTCGAGGCAATAAATGCCGCGACCAATGCTTTAACAAGAATCCCGATTTCCACACCTGCTTTCGCAGTTGCTTTCATTACACCAGTTAACGCCTTTGCTAATCCTTCAACAGTTGGAATAAGGATTGGCATAACCTGGAGCATTAAACCTCGCAATGATGTTTTGAGGTTGTGCATTTGGTCATTGAACTTTGCGGCTTTATCTGCCGCATCACGACTCAGTGAAATGCCGAGGGCAATAGCAACTTTCCTTAAGTCCCTCATCCCTTCTGCACCATCCTCCATCATCTGTATTACTTCAATTCCGCGAGTACCAAACAAGTCCATCGCGACTTGCGCCTTTACTGTCGGATCTTCGATCGCGGATATTGCATCTGCAAGTTCTTCGAACATTCTATCAATCGACAGTTTGTTCAAATCTTTTGCTTCAAGTTTCAACAATGCCAAAGCGTCTTTGGCTTCGCCTGTTCCTGTCGCGGCATCACCAAGGTTTTTAGTCATCTTCTGCCACGACATAACCAATGCGTTGAAATCTACGCCGGACAGTTCTGCAACGTGTTGGTATTCCGATAATGCTTCAGTGCTTACACCTAACCGAATGGATAACTTCTGGATGCGATCAGCACTTTCCAACGTGGCTTTAGCAAGCGCACCAAACCCGACAACCCCCGCAACACGCATCAGCGTGCCCCGAAAATTCTTAAACGCATTATTCGTTCGGGTGAGGTTATTATTTACACTAGTGAATGCCTTTTGCGTATTGTCATGCGCGGCAATTCGAATAGTGGCGTCAGCGCTTGCCATGTCTCATAGCCTCTGTTTCTTGTTGCTGATGTGTGTATTCAAACCACGCCACCCAATACACCAACTCGCCGTAGGTGATGCGATTCATACATTCGCCGAGGGTCATGTGCAACGTTTCTGCGATTCGGAATATGACCGGGAGTTCCGAATCTACTCTGAGTTTTTTCGGGCTTCCTCTATTGTCACTGCCTCATCTTCATTCATAGCACTGACGATTCGGATCAGCATATCTGGATCCTGTCGTGTCATCAGTTCCTTTTTATGAATTTGTGAAAACATCTTTTTTCCATCAGCATCAAGAACCCGTTGAACGATTGACTCAGCCAATCCTTCCAATGAATTCTCTGCAATGTACTTAAAGATTTTGTCACGTTGAGCCAGTGTTGAAGGTTTCCAGAAAATCTCACAAGGAGATTCGTCAGTACTCCACTCGTCGACAATCATCGATTGAACGCCAAGCAACCTCTCTTGCCAGTGCTCTCTCCCTCTAGCAAGTGCCTCCGTACCTGCTGTCATATCTTAATCCTCGAATGTTACACAGTTGTCCAAGTTACGCCGCCTGTTGACTCGAATCCGAATGATCGCTCAACAACGCCATCCATCGGAACGCTTATGCCAACGCTATTGACAAGGGCACTCATACTCGCATATGTGTCTCCCGAATCTGCACCTTCCGGATACAGGTTGAGCGTCACTTCTGCGCCGACTGTCATTGCGCCTTGCCCACTGGTATCTGTTTCATCCCAATGACAAGTGATTGACCCAGACGAATCATTAGTGCCTGCTTTTTTGGACTCCCAAGAGTCACCCATTGCAGTGTCAGAGACTATATTTGCTGTTTCATCTAAACTGAATGAAACAATTTCAGCAACAGTATTGGAACCGATCTTAATGGTTCCCTCTTTGCCATGATGTGTAGCCATAATGGCTCTCCTTAAGTTGTACCAGTTGTAAAATGGTAAGTTACACGGGCGGCTACACGTACCGCACCGTATGGGAAGAATACACTATCATCATCCTCTATAGAAATGATTTCTGTGTTCTTGGCGTAACCGCCACGTGTTCTGTCAGCATCCAGAGTTTCTGAAATGCCTTCTATTAGTTCATCCCTTACGCGATCTGTTTCGTACCCTGTACCACCTTCACTTGTCAGGGTGTCAGATGCTTCTGTCAATAAATATTCTTCCTCCGTTTCCGATATGAATTGGAATTCGGTATACCCCTTCATGTACCCGTAAAGCGAATAATCTATTTCACCAAATCGGGTAAGCGCACTCCCACCCATTGTTGCATCATTACGGGTTTCGGTTTCAGTACTCACCCACACCGCAGGGAATTGTGCTTGCGATAAATCTTTCAATTCGAATGGTTCCCTCGTCACTTTCTTGAGGACGGGGCGTGCCATATCACCCAACACTGAAACGATATTTGCAGAAATGTTATCGCGTAAACTCATGCGGCTCGTTTCAGATATTTGTGGAGTTCTTTATCAAATACTTGCTTGACCTTTCTCACTTCAGATGCGTTGATGTCAAACCACGGTCGCTTTACTCTACCCTTTCCCGCACCCATCTTGTGATGGAACATTGCTTTCTTTGCTTCAAGCCCACTGGAAAAAGTAACGATCGCCAGTTTTGCACTCTTGACCTTCCAAGTAACAGCGGCAAGCATTCTACCTGACCAGTTCAAATCCACAGGTGAAGTACCCCTACCATGCTTGGCTCGGGCGATTTTGTAACTCTCACTGTATGGAATAAATGCCCTATTGACACCCATGCCTCTGGCTGTACGTTGCTTGATTATGAATTCCACGTAAGCGGCGGCTTTTGCTAATCCTGATTTCGATCCCTTTTCAACCTTATCAGGCATTTTCTGCATCATTGCCTTTACTTTTGTGGTGTCTATTTTCGCATCGACTTTCATCTCACTAATCTACCAAACAGCATGGGTTTCTTTTCAGACAGCGCAACTGTGCTGTCGTCATCTGCATCGTATTCCACACCGTCCTTAATGATCGCCTCAATTTCATCTTCATAGGATGAGCGGTAATAGCCCATCATCTGTTGGAAACGATCTTCTGCGCCCAGTGTTTCCCATTTAGTCAGTTGCGGTAATGCGTACCAACCCAACACCCGATAGGAAGCGGCACGGGTAAATTGAGATTCTGTGAGTAATGAAGCATCCAACTCGCCACTGATTCCACGCAGAGGCCACCACTTGAAACGCAACTCGCGCTCCACATCTGCTTGCGCTCTAGCGTGTTCACTTGTGAAAGCCGAGATGCCGAACTCGAGTATGTCTGGCTGTAATGCAGTCAGATCACTATCTTGGCTCATCGCCATAGTAACCCCCAAAGGGGGGAGGCGCGGTATTACCCGCACCCCCCGGTCAGGAATTAAAGATCGGCGTCGAAATACATCTCGATGCCGTAATCATCTTTCAGTTCCGCAACACCGTAGCAAGCCGTGGCGTTGAGTTCCCAAGCACGAAGCGAAGCGTCACGCTGTGGTTCCATGCTGATGTCCCATTTGACGGCGAGGCCCAAAGCCTGCGGCACGAATACCGCGCCCTTGGCATCGTCTGAACCATCACGAGTGATGTTGGCAGACTCAAAAATGTCCACCCCGGCGAGCGTGCCGACGTAGCCGTTACGCATGGCTTCGTTCTGAAGATCGCCACCGTTGGGGTTGGCAAACGTATTGGTCAGGTTCGCTTTGAGGTTGTATGCCTGATATGGATGGATAACCATATATTTCTGGCCGGGTGCGTTAGCGTTATCCAACCGTGCGGCGGCACTGAAGATGTAAGACGCGATCAGTTCAGTTCCCGCGCTACCGACTGAGGTTGAGAAACCATCGAACAGGGCGATCAAATCTTCGTCCATTTTCTTTGCAACGCCTTCACCCAATACACGACCAAGATCAGCGGCAACATCACGAGCGGCAGTCTTTGAAGCCAGATCAGTCAATACAGCCTGTACGCCAACCTCGGCGGCAGTAATCGTTACTGCACCTGTTGACACGGTTGTGCTTGACATATCCGTCCCTTCAGTCAGCGCCGCGGCGGCAACGTTTGGATACGTGGGTACTTGGATTGTTTTACCGTTTTCTGCACTGATGTCATAAACGGTTACGAGATTACGCACAAGCGAAGATTCCTGTGCAGTAAAGATAGCCTCACGAATGATGTTTACAAATAGATCATTCAGTGTGGTTGTAGTTGAAGCAGCCATTTTAGCCCTCCGTTAAGTAAAGTAAAGTTGATGAAGCACCGTCAACTTATGCCGGGACGGAGAACCGACTGTCATGGCTTTAGCGTCTCATACCAAGAGTAGACGCACTCATTCTATTTAATGTCTGCGAGTGTCAGACGGGAGTTATTCTAGCACTACATCCTTCGGCTTGATATAGCCAGGCATTACATTGCGATTTTTCTTGCGCCAAGTTTTATATTCATCATGCTCCATGTCCATGATATTGGGGTTCCATTGTACTATGCCTCCAATGGAAGACTGTGATCCTATTCCACCGGGAGTTGCAGAAACGAAATGTGGATTCGATGACAGGAACTCAGCCACCAATGCTTTCGGCGTTAGCAATGAACCGTTCTCGCTGTAACGCACAACCCCTTCATTGTCCATAATCTCTACAGCACCGTCATCTGTCATTCGCACCTTATCGTGCAATAAATTCGCCACTTGTTCTGCATTGATTGCGCGTTCTTCAGATGCGGCTGATAGCAAAGCACTATCCACTTTCAATTTCCGCAGTTGCTCCTTGTAACTGTCTGATACCGCCTTTTCCTTTTCAATGCTTTGCTTCAATACAGTTTCGAATTCACCGCGTTCCTTCTGCCGTTCCACTTCCTCGGATTCCTGAGCCATTTTCATAGCGCGATATTCCTCCGCATCAACGCCTTCAAATTTGCGTTGCCAGGATTTGCGCTCTTTCTCCACCCTTTGCTTGACCATTATCTCCACTTCCTTTTTGGTCAGCATAGCCTCTTGCGGTGGTGCCTCCTCTACAGTTTCCACTTCAACGGTTTCCTCTACCACTTGTTCATCAGCCATAAATCACCTCGTTGTTAAGCCGCTTGTTGTTCCGTCCATTCGGGTTCGACAGGTACAAAATGATGTCTGCAGTTAAACCCGCCATGTACCACTAACGGATCCCCGGGTGCTTTCCCTTGCCATTCGGAGTTTGCCCAAAGTTCCCTAATATCGTCAATGCTTAATGTTTCCCCTGCCCATCGAATACACCAATCACGCGAGTCCTTTATCAGAGAACCCGAATATAAGTAATTAGTTAAACCCGCATCTTGCGCTTTCTTTGCAGTAAAACTGCCGGAAAACTGCATGAGTCCGTCATGTACTTGCTGATTGGCATATCGCCTCATGTTATTCCCCGCCCTGTCACTGCCGTATATTTGGTGGAGTTTACCGACTGCCTTTGATACCGCGCTCTGTTTGCTTGCTACCCCTTCATTCGCCTTTACAAAATCCACCAGACTCTTGACCTCTGCAACGTCAGACTTGATGTAAACCCCATTGATAGCCTGTTGCATTTCTTTCACGGCAACTGAGGCGGGTCTGCCAGATATTGTGCTTTGATATAGACCATTTGCAAGAGTGTCCGCAAACCGTTCTGCTATGTCCTCAAATCCAGAAAAGGCAATGCGCTTCAGTTGATTGATAACCGCGGCATCTCCCTCAATGAATCCATCGAGACTATTGCTCATCAGTTTTAATACCGATTCAGCAACGTCATCGTATTCATCAACTGAACTGTGACTCCACTTTAAGAATGTACTGCGTATTGCTTCCTCAATAGCAGGGCGTTGTTTAATTGCCAAAGCCGCATCAGCCAACTTGCCATCAGCGACAGGCATAGCATTGACAATGCGAACAATCTTCTCCTCGAGTTCATCAAGAATTTTCGACAACCTTGCTCCATGTGTTTCATCCAACGCATCGACTAATGCGTCATGAGAGTTGGCGAGTCGTGTTATTTCAGCCGCTGTAGTCAATTAAGCCGCTTCTTCTACTTGCGTATTGAATTGCCCCAGCACAGTTGGTGTTGCTTCAATTTCATCATACGCTTGAGCCAGATCATCCTCATCTACAACCAAAGCGGCGATCTGTTTATCAATGGATGTCTTGAAGGTAGCCGACTGCACCCCTGTTGCCCTTGCCATCTGTAGGAACTCAAGGTCAGTGGCGTAATCACGCAAATCAAACGTATCAGCATAATCAATCACGCCATCCCATTCCCTGCCCTGCCAGATTGCCCACAACTTCCACAATTGCTCCTCTGCCAATTCCAACAGATCAGCCTTCTCCGATAACTTGGAATTCAGCATTTGAAATTCGGTCTGCAAAGCAA